CAAAGATATGACGGCATTGCTCGAACATCTTCTCCACATAGGCACCGATTGTTGAAGGATCCGCTCCACACGTATAGAAGTGGTTAGTCTCAGAGGACATAACGGTGGCAACAAACTTGGTAATCTGCTGGAAGTAACCGGAAAAGGTTCCTACCACAGCAGGTGTGCGCGTACATATCGCTCTCGGTTTGGCATTATTGGTGGTTTTGCCCAGATACACCTCCGACTTGACAAAGAGCCCAGCTTCAACATCGCGGCTGGATAAACCAGCCATCGCGGCTTCATAGTACTCAGTGCCTCGTCTTTCACCATAACGTCCAACCAGGTATTTCAAGTTGTCAAAGGGGCTCAATGTCAAAGTCGGTAACCGATCTATGGCATCCATCCCATACTCCAACAACTCCATACAAGCCTTGGGTTTTGGCTCAGGGGTGTTTAAATACCGCATGATTAGTGCAGCTCGTGCGTTTTCAGGGCAATTTAAAGGATAAGCCATGGGAACAGGCATGGTTGTGCCAAACACATTCACAGAGGCGTCACCATGCTTTTGCACAGTGGCGTCCCCAAATGTTTGTGTAACATCATCCACCTTTAATTCCCTTATAGGCTCAGGGACCTCGTTGTCTTGCTTAGCAAACTTCACAAGTGTTGCCATCGCTGCAGGTATCAAAATTGGTGTCTGGGGTATCTTTGCGAAGGCGACCGCAGCTATGTCATCCATAGTCGCTGGTCTCCCCACAGCCCCTACAACACCAGTAACTAGGGCTAGCACGCTCAACGGTCCGGCGATGATCGGGCAATAGCGCAAGGCAACCCGGCTTAACGCCGCAATGCCAAGAGAAGACAACAATAGCTTCCAATTGTGAACCCGTCTCCGTGCGAGTTTCACCAAGTTATCCTCCCCAAACCGAGCCAAAGGATTGTAGATTGTGTAATAGAGCATTTCCTCATAACGAACATTATGTCCAAAACACATCTGCCTCAACCTCAGCTCAATTATGCGCTGTCGTTCAGACTCAGCTTCCTGCAGCAACCTTTCCACTATCTCATTAAAGCGGGGGGTGCGCATGGCTTTGCTTATGTCTGCCGCCAATCCAGCGTAGTCACGATAATAACGGACGTAATGTGCCCGTACCATCACCTCCCAATATTTCATACGATAACACTGGCGGTAATCGACTCTCGTGGCTATCGCTTCAATGGACTCCCAAATACGTTCTTCAGGAGTAGCCAAATAGCGTACAGTGGCATCGCCTACAGCATCGCCTCTTGTTACTGCATACAAAGTGCCGCAGGTTGACGCACGAATCTTCTCATGCACCGATGGATCAAAGACAGAATACTCACCATCCACATGCACAGTTGTCTTAAGCCGTCCTTCGCAAAACTCAAACCACCCTTCTAGAGACACACGTCCACTAGGCAAATAGCGGTACGTGAACTCACGAGTGGCATAGTTGTAGTCGATGGCATTGGCATTGACGGCATACTGGCAATTGGACATGTCGAGCTCCTTACTCTCTTCACCAACCTCAACGGTCACATTGTGAGGGGCTTTGTCTTTCGACTTTTTCCGATCCCCTCCACCCTTCAACTTCTTGGCTACGATCTCATGCAATACTTCATCATGCTTCTTAGATTTCTTGCCTTTCGTTGTGTCAACGGGTGTTGGTTTCGGGCTCTTTGGGACGGGCAATGGTTTTTGCGGCAACTCTGGCTTCTCCGCCAAAACAGCTTGGAACCGTGTGATGAACTGGTCACCCACACGGCCAACACCTTTCCACCGCATAATCCATTTCCCAACTCGTCTCACACCTTGGGCCATCCACGCCAAGTCCGGGTGGTGGTATATCAACGTATTTCCAACGGCGTGACAATGGATTCCTTGTTCATCTCTAGCGTAAATCAACTCACCGCGGCTCAATTCCTTCCCA